TATCATGTGTACCGTCTTCATTATCTTTTACAATAACTCCGTAGTTAGACCCTTGGTCTAGGTCACTCTTTTGTGCAATATAATCAGGGTCAGCTTTGCTTTGTACTCTATTTATTAACTTACCTCTTTTTTCTACATCAACGGTATCTGTATCTGCAAATTTTTTTTCGTAATCAGTTTTAATTTTTGTATCTAAAATTCTTTCTTGCCTTAAAGGGTCTACAATTTTTGATACTTCTTCAGATTTTACACCTGACTTTACTATAACTCCTCTACCTCTAACGCTATCCCCTCTTATCTTACCCAACACACCTTTAAGTTTTGCAGCTTCTTGTGGTCCTTTGGTATCTAAAACTTTTTGATAAGTTCTTCTTAGGTATGAATCAAGATTTGTTTTAAATATATCGTCACTTAATATACCTGCATCTCTCATGTCTTCACCTAATTTAGTAAAAATTTTTATTTTTTTATCTTTTAATCTTAAAAGGTTATCAACTACTTCTTGAGATATTTCATTTTTGTCTGACATTTTAGTTAAAATTTTATCGTTCATATCTCCACTAAATAATTGATATGCAAGTTTATTTTCTTCAGGTGTTAATTTACTTAAGTCAGTATGTAGAGAAGAAAGAGCAGATTGATGACCTGATATTGTACCTTTCATTTTATTCCATTGAGTATATATTTCAGGGGACATATGTATATCAGGGTTAATAGCATAAACTAACTTGTTTCCCATTTCTGTATCTTGAAATTTACTTCCAAGTTTTTTACCACCTAAAAAAGCAAGGGCAGTAAGACCAGTGTTAATCATATATTCTTCAGCAGAATTAGAATCTTCTAAATAATTTAAACCTACATATGCTCCACCTAATGCTCCTGTAGCACCTAACGGATTTTTTGTCATATAGTTCCACATAGGTCTTCCAACTCTTTCGGCATATTTATTAGCCATAGTCATTTGCTCTGTAAGACCTTTGTTCTTTAATAATTCTTCATCTCTTTCTTTTGCAGATAATTTTTGTAATCTTTGTGTCTCTACTTCATCATCTATCTTTGTTAAGGCAGATGATTCTTCACCAAACCCTAATGCTTTCTTACCTGCTAATCCTATAACACCCGTTATTAATCCACCTGATGCTGCACCATATCCTGCTTGAATCATTTTTTGTTCCCACATTTCTGTGTTGTTTGCAAAAGAATTTTCATCTGTATATCCTGCTGCACCAAATCCTGCCCCATATGCCATACCTTGTTTAACTAACGATGATATTGATTTAGCTTTTGTTACTGGTATTACCCAACCAAATGGGTCAGCTATTACGCCACCCATGTATGTTGCTAATGCTGCTTTACCATAATCTTTATTAGCAAATATTCTATTTAATTTAGCTTGGTCTTGTTTCATAGTTTCTTCACCAATACTAAATATTTGTTTTATACCTCTATATGTATCTGCAAATCCCATGCTACCTGCAAAAGATAATGCTTCTTTTCTTGATAAACCACTGACATCTTCTCTTACAGTTCCTACCTTACCCTCATTAATAATAGAGTATTGTGATGGAGTTGTTTCTTCGTCAAACATATTTGACATATCTACAGTAGATTGAGATGGAGGAGTCATTTCCTCATCTAATATCTTAGAAATATCTACCACTACTTACCTGCCCAAGAATTAAATTGTGCAATAGTATCCTCCCAAGTATGTTCTTGGTCTAATTTTCTAGCTTCATCTACAGCTTTAATATGTGACCTTTGTAGTGCATCAAACAAACCGGTGTCACTTAAAAAAACATCATACATTTCATTCTTAAATAATTCTTGTGATGGAGGTGGAATTTGTGCAGTTAATAATGCTCCGTCTTTTTGTTTTGTCATTCCAAGAACAGAATCATATTTAAAATATAATTTATCGTATGCACTTAGTGCATCTTTAGCTTCTGCTCTAGTTTCTTTTTTAGCTGCAAGTTTTGTAGCAGCAGAATCTTTTTGTAATTTTTGTACAGCAGCAATTTGTGTTGTAGCATCAGCAGACACATCTTTTAATACTCTACTAGCTACATCATAACCTGACTCTCCCATTTTTCTTTGACCCATTATACCTATACCTGCTCTTATCAAAGCAGCGTTTTGTATAGCTTTAAGCATGTCTTGAGTATTACCTGCTGTTGATGGAGCAATAAGTTCACCAAGCCCTGATGCTAAATCTTTTTCTTCTTTGTCTATAGCCATTAAAACATTCCTCCTTGTCTTCTGTATTTTTCATATGGGTCTTCATAATCTTGCAATACTCCTTTTGTAGCTGTGGGTATTTTAGTTACAGGTGGTGGTTTAGGTTTGTCTGTTTGAAAAGCACTAAGCAATGTCATTAATGTATTAGGAGACATTCCTTTAGTAGCTTCTGCTACAGCTTTAACAGCTTCTTTTCCTTTAAATTGTCCTGTTGATAAATCATATGTATCTTGTATGTTTGCTCTCATTGTAGCCATAGGGTCTGACTGTGCTGTACCTTGTGTAAGGTCCATTGGTCTTACGCCCATCATAGCATCTAACAAACCTATAGGTTGTCCATCAGGTCCTATCTGCCCCATGATTGGTTTAGCTTGTTGTGCATCAATTTGTCTTTGCATTTGTGCTTGTACTTCAGGACGCATACCCATAATGCCACTTGCATATTGTTCTACTTCTCCAGTTACAGGGTTAGTATATATTTTATCTAATCTTTCTTTTTCTTTTTCTTCATCTGATTTAAAGATACCGGTCATAAAGTTTAGATAATCTTTATTTAAAAAACTATTAATCATAATATCTCCTAATCAAATAAACTAGCTACTGCTAATGTTGCGGCAAGTGCTTGTCCTACTCCGGGAGTCATCATTGCAGCACTTCCTGTTCCAATCGCTCCTGTACTTACACCTGCTCCATAAGCACCTAGACCTAATAAACTACCACCTATTGCTCGTTGCATAAACGATGGGTCTCCACCTGACATAGATGTAGTTTGTGAGCCGGGTAACATATTACCTAATGCTATGTCTGAGTATTGTCTTAGTGCTTGTTGTGGAGCTTGTTGTCCAAACTCAAATCTAGCACGAGATTCATCTATAGCTTGTTGTTGTCTTGCTTGTTCTGACATTCCTACTTGTCCTAGTGTTTGTGCAGGGGCTAATCCCATTTGCATTACACTTGGTGCTAAACTAATTGCTCTTTGTTGTGCATCAATAGAATCTTGATATGCTTTGGAATACATTTGAGAACTTATATCACCTGCCTTTTGCATATAATCACCTATTACACCTTGTTCAAGTATAGCTTGTCTTGTACCACCTAACTGACCTGCACCTGTAGCACCACGTCTAGCTTGTTGTAGTAAACCTTGTGCTTGTCCATAGACTGGTCTTAGTGCAGCTTCTGTAGCACCTGCAAGATATGGATTTTCTGATAACATTTGTGGTTGCATTAACCCAAACTGATTAGCTAGTGCTGCTTGATTAGCCATAACTTGTTGGCTACCCAAAGCTTGATTAGCTATCATTTCTTCTGCTTGTATAGTTCTATCACTTGGGCTTGCATATGTTTGTCCGGGGTAAAATTGCATTGGACCTTGGTCATATAACCTTTGCGATTCTCCATATATATCAGTTAGATAGGGTTGTTGTCCTACCCATGGGTCGGCTTTTTGGACGGTATTAGTACCTCCTCCTCCACCTTTACTCATAGTGTTCTCCTAATGTATTGTTGTGAGTTCTTTTCCAACTATGGTATATGTTTGTTCATAACCAAAGTTTTTTAATTTTTTAACGAATCCTTTTCTGCATACAGTTTCCATAGCATCACAGTCTTGTTCTTGTGACCATTCTTCTAGTACATCTAATACTTGTGATACCCATTTATCCATACCTTTACCACCTAACGTAACTATCCTACATACTTTTTTTTGTGGGTAGTTTATTATTTGTGTAGTAACTACAGCTTTAATTTCTTTATTATTATCTTCATCAAATACAACCCATAATTGCATTTCTCCATCTTTTAAAAAGTAATAGATATCATGCTCATTCATCTCTTCTTGAGCTTTGTTAATACCCATGACTACATACTCTTCACAATGTTCCCATACATCATCAATATATCTTGATGGTATTCCTGAGACATATATCATTTATTTCTCCTTTTATAATTTAACCCAACTTCCTGCTGCATTTCTAAAGTATATACCCTCTCCACTTCCGGGATTAAAATTAGTTCCATCAGCGTAAATAATATCTCCTTGTTTAATTCTTTCAGGTTCTACATTTTTTACTTCTATAAAAGTTGTTGCGTTTTCTTCTAACGAACCTTGAAGTTTAATAAGTTCTTCAAATATATATCTAGGTAAATCTTCAGGATTACTTGGTACTGGATTAGGGGTATATTTAGGGGCTTGTGCCATTATCTCTCTCCTATTACCTCATATTCTAAATCATATCCGTTCAGTTCAAAAGTGCTATCTTCTGTATGTTGAAATCTTACTGCTATAAATTTACCTGTACTTCTGCAATCTATTTTGTTTTGTGTTGCAGGATTAAAACTTTGTGCAGGATTAAAAGTATAAGAACCTCCGGGAGACATTGAGCTTCCTACAGATATATTTACTGCACCTGTTCCTTGTATTTTAGGTGTTAGCTTTCTTACTTGTTTAACAGTATTAGTGTTTCCGTCTAAAGTTAATCCTTTTCTTTCTAGTGTAGAAATATAATTAGAACCTGAAAACTGTTGTCCAAAATCTCCACGATACAATTTAGTATCTGCTACACCTGCCATAAGTATAGACCTTTCAGTTGGATTATATAATCTATCTCCCCATGTACCACTATAAGTTGTCCATGTAGTTGATTGTCCTGACCATATAACTGTTGTTGTTCCAGGATCTACAATTCCAGGACCAATGTGATAAATATTAGGTAAATCACGAAAAGTGAAAGTGTTATTAACATAGTTATATATTAATGCTTTATTACAATATTGTGAACCAATACTTGGGTAACATACCCACATTTCTGATTGCTTAACATTATGTGTGCAAAATGTTAAATTATAATAAGTGCTATTTATATCATCGAATAATTGTTTTTTAATTAAATCTGAAGCTACTGACTTTTTAGATACTCCATTATGTACGATTAAATCACCTTGAGTTACGACAAAATGATTTCCGTCAAATTCTGCTATACAATTTCTTGTTAATACACCTGTATCATTAAATAGTTTTTGAAAACTAAATACTAGGTTGCCACCTATATAATTAGCTATCCATGTAGAATTTTCTTTGTATATTATAAATGATTGTTTGAGTGCTAAACCATCTACAATAAAATCTGATTCATCTCCTATGGTTACTTCCCCTGCGTCATTAGTTGCTGCTGCTGTCCATGTTGAGGGTAATGAAAAGTTTTCTGCTGCATCTCCCCATCTAACTTTATTAGGGTATTCTGTGCCACTTTCTGTCAGATTAAGTGCCATTAAATAATTACCGAATCCTTTTATAGTTTTACAAGTTGTACTTGCAGGCCAGTTAGTTAAATCACTAAAGTTACTTGCACCTGTTGTTGCTAGTGCTTGTGGGTCATCTACTCCATTACATAAAATAGGCAGACCATTATAGATAGTTCCTGTCCAATTACCTATTGCAGTTAAGTTTGTTGAGTAATCTCCACCCGATGACCTTGTATAATCTGTGTGTGTTGAGCTACCACTTTGTCTATAAATCTTAGCAGTTCCTGCATAAAACCAGTATATGTTTGCACCTGTTGCCCAGTTGATAACAAAGTATGGAGCAACTGTAGGTGTCCCAAACACAATATCATGTCCTTTGATTTTTTTAGCTGCGTTGTCTGCAAATCTAATGTTAGCTGCTTCTGAATAAAATTCAGGTGGCAATACAGTATTGTTTGTATCCTTTACTAAACCTTTAGGTGCAGGTGCTACAAATGTTGCCATTACGCAGTTCTTCTCCACATGTATGCAACGATATATGGTTGCACATTACTGTGAGCTGAACCACCACCAGTTGAATTACTTGTAACTGTTGATGTTCCACTAGCTCCATCACCTGCTGATACAAAAGAGTTATTACTATGATGTAAATTATTATTTGAACCCGAATTATTTGAAGCTATTGTATGTGTGTGAGATGGTATTTCTGAAGTTGATAATGTAACTGTTTTAGCTCCACCTGTTTCTTGTAGTGCATCAAAGTCACTATCTGATGCATTATAGCCAACAATAACACGACCTGTACCAAATGCTGTCCATGTACCAAATCCTAATAAAGTTGCAGGGTTAGTTGTTACTGCTGCATTTATATAAATACTTCCAACAGGATATACAGCTTGTAAAGTTGTAACAGTATTAGAACCAACAGTCATAGTTCCTGAAATAGTTAAGTTTCTTATACCTGTTATATCTACATTAGCATCGGCAGTTACTACTTTAGATGCTTGAGCTGTTCCTAGTGTCGTTATATCTACATAATTTAGTTCTGTAGTATTTGCTGTAACACCATCAAGTAAATTTAATTCTGCTTGAGTTGAGGTTACTGCTCCTGTCAAATTTGGTAGTGTTGCTTTTATAGTTGCTTTGATAAGTCTTATATGGTCATCACCCTCTGATACAGGGTCACCTGCTACAGGGTTTGAACTATTTAAGTCATCTATATATGTTCCTGTTTCTAATCCCATAATTTATCCTTCTAATGTTGTTATTCTTGCTTCTAATTCTTGTATTGTTTTAACTAATAGTGGAACAAGTTTTGCTTGGTCTATTTGTTGCATAACAGGTATATCACTCATACTTGCAGACCATGTAGTAT